ATCATCACTTCTGGAAAGATGGTGATATCGTGATCAGTGAACAATGGCTCTCATTACATAAACGCTGGGAGTTTGAGCATATGGATAAAAGATTACTGCATAGGATTGCATTTGATTATAGGAATGTAGTATGATAAAATATATAACCTTACCACTTTTATCTTGGTTTATCTCTGTGATGTGGGCTGCAGTAACTGGTATGACTCTTGAACACGATAGCGTATTCTGGGAATTCTTAATTGTGTTTGGCATATTGGGTGTTGCATACATACTCTCAGATCTTTACAAGTACTGGGTAAATAGTCTAGATAGAACTTTTATCTGGGACAAACAGAAAACAGTTAAATATACGGAAGGAGACAATACATGAATAGAGACAATGTTGGTCTAATCGCATTCTGGACAATATTCTTTGGAATTGTTTGTATTTCATTATGGAATGGCTAGTCTTATTATTAGTAGCGGTCATCTATGCTGCAGTATGGGCAGACGATGAACGTACAAAAAAACACGAGTATGGCGATCGATCTAAGCATCGCCTTCACTCACAAGACCATGAGGATCTACAACAGTGATGAAAGTTAATCTGATCAATGATTGGGTTGTTGAAATCAGTGATGTGTGGTTGCCAGATCTATCTCCTGCAGAATGTAGGATGATAGGTAAATTAGTTTTGACTAACCTTGTAGTGGTTGTCAAGAATCAAATGATGTCTCCTGAGGCACAAATAGATTTTTGTAATCATTTAGGTAAGGTCGAAAGATACTATTCATCACAGAGAAAGATTGAAATATCAAAAGACTTATCAGTCGGCGATGGCGTGGCTCGTATCACTGGTGCAAAAAATGAACGCGGTGCAAGAGGTATGTTCCCAGATAAGCACGAACTTATTTGGCATGCAGATGGTTGTGAGAAACCAAATCGAAACTCTATTGTTTGGTTACATGCAATTGAAGGTAGTATGGGAAGTAAGACAAGCTGGAACAACACCGCACTCGCTTACAGAGATATGCCAGAGGATATCAAAACCAAAGTTCGTGAGATGAAAATCTATACAAAGACTCCTGAAAATTTCCCATTGTATATCAAAAGATCGAGAAAACCATTTGATGTATTCATGAAAAATGATGCAGGTGTTGAGGGATTATATTATCCTCATAACTTTGTTGATGAAATTATCGGTGAAGATATCCACGATTATTTGGTTGACTTTTTGTTTCAACCCAAGTATATTTACGACCATGAATGGACAGATGGTGATATTGTGATTAGTGAACAATGGCTCACAACACATATGAGACACTACTGTGAAACAATTGAAACTCGAGTCTTAAATCGTATTGGACTCAAACACGACAAGGTGCTAAATGCTTGAAGGAATGGGCGACCCAGTTGTAAAGGTCGATGAAGAACAATTTAAAGTAAAGAAAAAGGCAATCAGTCCTTTTGATTTTGTCAATGCAATACATCATACCAAAGCTGATATGATTGTAGATGACTGGTCTGAAAAACAATACAATCCATTTATCGTAAACAAAGCATTGAGTTATGGTGCAGATACAGTCATCGCTGCAAATGAGATGAACAGTAGACCACATATTGAAAAGAGACCACAGTTTGATTTTCTCAAAGCAGTTGTCCGTCCAAAGAAAAGATTTAACAAGTGGTTGAAGCCAGTCAAAGAAGAAGATCTAGAAGTTGTGAAAGAATGGTATGGCTACAACAATACTCTTGCAGCATCTGCTCTCAGGATATTGACTCCTGATCAGCTTGAAATAATTAAGAAGAAATTAGAAAGGGGTGGTTGATAACCAACCTTTGTTCTGAAAACTTTTCATTGTATCCACATACTTACCAAGAAACATAATTTGTATGGATACGCTTTTTCCGTTGTAGTATTCATTTGTTGGTTGTTCAAAATCACCAGCACTGTGCAACTTTCCCATGTTAAGTAAACAAGGAGATCTTAAGACTTTATAATCAACACTGCATACAATATCATTTCTATCGTAACTTTCATGATAGTTTGTTGGTCTATAAAATGCATAGTCGGGATACAAAGGGAAATTTAGATTTGACTGTGGTCCAGTTTTAGGATCTGAATGTATTGGTAATTGAGATGTATCATCGTGTGATAACATTACTCTCCAACCGTCACCACCATATCGTTTGACGACAGTTTCTATGATATCAAGATAGACATCTCCAAAGAGTTTAGTTATAATAGGTTTATTAATTGCTGACCAGTTCGGATTATATTCAACCCATTTTGCAACAAACTGTTCAGCAGACTCGGCAGCATTTTTTGATAAATTGTTTCTGGCTTTCCAGTCGTCAATCTCCTCTTGATATGCAGGGTTTTTAAATTCGTCTTGTAATATCGAGTTAATTTTTTCGCTGGTCAGAGGTAACATTTTATGTGCTAAGTCAACTAACATCTTTCTTTCTTCAGGAGAGGTCAGATCTTTACAAGGATAGTAGTATTGATGGGTTGCTGACATACTGATATTTATAAATAAATCCAGAATAGTCCAAAAACAATACTAAAAAGGATTTATAATGAGTGAAGATTTCTTCCAGATAGATTATTCTGGATATGCTCCGCTTGAAATCGAATTAAACAATGCAGATGACTTTCTTAAAATTAGAGAAACCTTATCGCGTATTGGCGTAGCATCCAGAAAAGAAAAAGTTTTATACCAGTCTTGTCACATATTGCACAAGAAGGGTAGATATTTCATCACACACTTCAAAGAGTTATTTGCGCTTGATGGTAAGGCAGCTGACTTTGGAGAAGGTGATTTAGAGAGACGTAATACAATCGCTAAATTACTTTCAGATTGGGGACTGATGAAAATAGTTTCTGAGGAGAAGCATGCAAACCAAGCACCTTTATCTCAGATTAAAGTTCTCTCGTTCAAAGAAAAGGGCGATTGGGAACTGATCACGAAATATAATATCGGCAAAAAATAACAAAAAATACTTGAAATTTTTTGATTAGTTATTATATATAGAGTGTACGCCGAAAAAGGGTACACATTTTACTAACTCGCTTAATTAAGGAGGAAAACAATATGGTAGTTCGTAAATTTAAAGCAACAGACCTGCATGAAATTGCAAGTCAAATCTCACCGTTCACAATAGGGTTTGATCGAGTATTCGATAATCTAAACACTGTCGCTGAACTTTCTAATAATTACCCACCTTACAACATCGTGGATGTCGGTGAAGGCAAATACGTCATTGAATTTGCTGCAGCTGGATTCACTGACGAGGAACTTTCACTTGTTCAGGTTCCAGAAGGAAATAAACTTGTTATTCAAGGTATGCAAGGTAAATCGGATGAACGAAAATTCTTACATCAGGGTATTGGTGCAAGAAACTTCACTAAGACTTTTGCATTGAACCAAGATGTTCAAGTGACAGGTGCGGAGTTCGTTCAAGGCATGTTGAAAATTTATCTTGAACATATTGTTCCAGAAGAACGTAAGCCAAGAGAAATTAAAATTAATGAAATTGGCAAAAGTAAGAAAAACTTCTTGCAGGAATAATATAAATAATCGGGAGGGCAATAAAGCCCTCCCAACTTTATAGGAATATATTATGGCAGACAAAGTCGCACCCAAACAAGTCCAAATCTTAAAATTATCTTCAGGCGAAGAAATCATCGGTCAAGTTACCGACCTCGTTGTTGAAGAAAGACAAATCATCGTTATGGAAAAACCTGCTGTTATTGTTTTACAACCAACAGAAAATGGCGGTAAATTCAGTATCGGTCTTGCACCATATGCACCATATGCAGTAGATAATACAATTCATCTTATGCCTAACCATGTGATTGGTGTCATGCAACCGACTCAGCAACTCCTCGATGAATACAATACTCACTACGGATCGAGTCTGATCACACCAAAGAAAAAAGAGATAATCACATAATCGTCCTTGACATTTTTGTCTAAATGAGGCATAATGGACTCATGTCTGAATTCTATACATATTGCTGGCAGTACGGCAAAAACGTACTGACCAGAGGGTATCGCGATGGTAAACCCTTTACTGAACGAGACCCAAAATTCAAACCGAAACTGTATGTTCGCTCAAACGAAGAATCAGATATCAAAGGTTTGTATGGTGAGCAGTTAAAAGAAATCGAGTTTGGCGATGCTGCCGACTGTCGAGAGTTTCTAGAAAAGTATAAAGGGATTGAGAATTATCCCATATACGGACAAACAGATCTCACCTATCAATATCTCTCTGAAAAATATCCAGAAGATATTCCCTTTGATATGTCTGTGATGAACATACAGTCTCTTGATATTGAGACCACCATTGACAACGGTTTCCCAGACCCAGATAATCCTACTGAAAAGATTATTCTGATCACAGTTGTAAATAATAACACCAAAGAAATATTGACATGGGGTGAAGGTGACTGGACTCCTGAGAGTCCTGAGATTGATGGCTTGAATGTCACATATACTTCTTGTCAAGATGAAAAAGAACTATTGTCCAAGTTTGGTGACTGGTGGGTAAAAAATACTCCTGATATTGTCACTGGTTGGAACATCGAGTTTTTTGATATTCCTTATCTAATGAATCGTTTTGCAAGAGTATTTGGTAAGAACGATGAATTCAAAGAAAACAAAGTAAGAAACTCATTCAGCCCATTCGATATGACTCGTAAGAAAGTTGTAACGATGATGGGTAAAGCACATACTCTATATGAAATCAAGGGTGTGGCTCAACTCGATTATCTCGACCTCTACAAAAAATTTACATACACAGTTAGAGAATCTTACAAACTAGATTACATTGCTGAGGTTGAACTCGGTTACAAAAAACTAGAAAACAATCACGAAACATTCAAAGAGTTTTATGAAAAAGACTGGAACAGATTTGTAGATTATAATATCATCGATAGTAAATTGGTTGATGACCTTGAAGACAAGATGAAACTTATTGAATTGATTGCGACTATGGCATACGATGCAAAGTGTAATCTAACTGACATATATTCTTCAGTTCGTACTTGGGATTGTCTTTTGTATAATCACCTGCTGAAGAAAAATATTATGATACCACAGAAGCGTGAAAACGAGGGTCGTATTATTGAAGGTGCATATGTCCAGCAACCAGAGATTGGTGATTATAATTGGGTATTGAGTTTCGATGCAACATCTCTGTATCCTTCAATTATTATGCAGTACAATATGTCTCCTGAGACTTTGATGGCTGAACAACCGATTGATACTTCAGTTGATCAGTTGCTTGATAGAAAAACAAAGATTGATACTGACCTTGCCGTTGCTGCAAATGGTGTAAAATTTTCTCGCGACAAACAAGGTGTGTTCCCAGAGATTACACAAAAGTTTTTTGATGACCGACAAAAATACAAAAAGCTGATGAAAGAAGCTGAACGCGAGTATGAAAAGACTAAAGATCCTAAACTCAAAGCAAAGATTGCGAAGTATAATAACTTCCAGATGGCTAGAAAAATTCAGCTAAACAGTCTTTACGGTGCACTTGCTAATCAGTATTTCAGATATTATGATGATAGGATTGGTGAAGGTATTACATTGACTGGTCAGTTTATTATCAGAGAAGCAGCGAAAGCACTGGATGAATACCTAAACAAAGTTTGTGATACTGAAGGCGAAGTATATTCTTTCTATTCAGATACAGATTCTTGTTATATAACTCTTGACAATCTGGTCAAAAAGTATTATAATAACCAAAGTAAAGAGAAGATTATAAATCTTCTCGATAAAATTGGTGAAGAAAAAATCGAACCTGCAATCGCAAAAGCGATGAGTGGTTTGGCAAAGTATACAAATGCCTTTGATGAAAAGATTTTCTTCAAGCGTGAAGCGATTGCGGATCGAGGTATTTGGGTTGCCAAGAAACGATATGCTCTCAACGTCTGGGACAATGAGGGTGTTCGTTATGAAGAGCCAAAACTGAAGGTTATGGGTCTTGAGATTGTAAGGTCATCAACTCCTGCTCCAGTCAGAGATAGTTTGAAAGAAGCAGTAAGAATTTGTTTATTGGAAGATGAAAAAGCGTTACAAGATTTTGTTAATAAAACGAAAGAAGATTTTTGTAGCAGACCAGTACAGGAGATTGCTTTTCCCAGAGGTTGTAACAATCTTGAAAAGTATACTTCTTCTTCTGACATCTATCAGAAGGGTACACCAATACAGGTAAGAGGTGCATTGTTGTATAATAATGAATTGAAAAAACATAGACTCGGTATGAAATATCCTAAGATACAAGAGGGTGATAAAATCAAGTTTGTGTACCTGAAAGAACCAAACACCCTTGGTGAGAATACAATTGCATTCTCTACCAAGATTCCACGTGAATTCGATCTCGATCGATTTATTGATTATGAATTGATGTTTGAGAAAGCATTCATTGAACCGCTAAATACAGTAGCAGAAAGCATTGGTTGGAAATCTAAACCAGTTGCATCACTAGAGGATTTATTTTCATAATGTATCAAATTGATGTTAAGAAATTTATGGACGCATGTGATCAGCCGTCAGACCAGACAATCGAGTCTGATCAGGCTGCACTTTACATGGAACTTATTCGAGAAGAATTCCAAGAAACTGTGGAGGCATTCCTAAACAACGACATTGTCGAAGTTGCAGATGGTTTAGCTGATATGGTCTGGGTAATTATGGGGATGGCAAATACGCTCGGCATTCCTTTTGATGATGTGTGGCGTGAAGTCAGATCTTCAAATATGAGCAAATGTGTAGATGGTAAAGTTATTAAACACGAGTCAGGAAAAGTCCTGAAACCAGATACATACTTTAAACCAAATATAAAAGAGGTATTAGGATTATGAGTCTTATTGAAAAACTAAAAAAGAATTCGACTATCAAAGAGTCGAATATTCTTTCCAAATCTAAGTTCTTCAATACTAAGGATCTGATACAGACATCAGTTCCTGCATTGAATGTAGCACTTAGTGGTCGCCTAGATGGTGGTCTCACTCCAGGATTGACAGTGTTCGCTGGACCAAGTAAACACTTCAAGACTGCATTTGCGATGCTGATGATTAAAGCATATCTGGGTAAGTATGACGATGCTGTTGTATTGTTTTACGATTCAGAGTTTGGTGCACCGCAAGGGTATTTTGATTCTTTCGGTATTGATACTGATAGAGTTGTGCATACTCCAATCACTGATATTGAACAGTTGAAACACGATGTAATGTCTCAGCTGAATGGTATTGAAAGAGGTGACAGAGTAATTGTTGTGGTAGATTCTGTCGGTAACTTAGCATCTAAGAAAGAAGTTGAGGATGCACTCGATGGTAAATCAGTCGCGGATATGACGAGAGCAAAACAAATGAAGTCATTGTTCCGTATGATTACACCACATCTTACAATCAAAGATATTCCTGCCATTGTAGTAAATCATACTTACAAAGAGATTGGTATGTTCCCGAAAGATATCGTTTCTGGTGGTACTGGTATCTATTACTCTGCTGATAATATTTTCATTATTGGTAGACAACAAGAAAAAGATGGTAAGGATGTAACTGGTTATAACTTTATAATCAATGTCGAGAAGTCAAGATTTGTACGTGAAAAATCTAGGATTCCAATTGAAGTATCATTTGAAGGTGGTATCAGTAAATGGTCTGGTCTGCTTGATATGGCTATGGAGTCTGGACATGTGATCAAACCTAAAGTTGGATGGTATACTATTGCATCTGAAGGCGAAGAAGGTAAGAGTTACAGAGCCAAAGATACTTACAACAAAGAGTTTTGGCTTCCTATCCTAGCAGATAAAACATTTACTGATTGGATTGAGAAAAGATATTTGATTTCTGGTAGTGATATTATTCAAGATGAAATTACAGAAGATGATATCGCTGAAGCATATGACTCAAGTGATGGCTGAATTTCTCTTGACTTGTGACAGGTGTTCGGTTAAAATATACGATAATGATACCGCACTTGTTTTCCAAACTCCAGATGGCGAGGTTGGATTGTGTGAGAAATGTGTTGAAGAAGTAAGAAGAGAATTTATTGATGAGAATAGAGACCCAAATTTTATCGAGTCTAGTGACTAATGAAGAGTATGTCCGCAAAGTCATACCCTTCCTGAAAACTGATTACTTTACAGATTCTAGCGATCGTATTGTGTTCGATAAAATTCATGCATATGTAACTAAGTACAACAATCCACCAACTAAGGGTGCATTGTTGATTGCTCTACAAGACGACAGAAAAATTGGTGAAGATTTATATGTTCAATGTGAAACTCTGATCAATAGTTTGAATCCAGTCGAAGCAAATCAAACTTGGTTGATAGATGAAACCGAAAAGTTTTGTAAAGACAAAGCAGTCTATAATGCTATTATGGACAGTATTCAAATCATCGATGGCTCGGACAAAGCAAGATCTAAAGATGCATTACCGAGTCTGCTTTCAGATGCACTCGCTGTTGGGTTTGATACTAATATTGGTCACGACTATATTGAAAACGCTGATGACCGTTTTGATTTCTACAATCGAGTCGAGGAAAAGATTCCTTTTGACCTTGAGTTTTTCAACAAGATTACCGATGGTGGTTTACCAAACAAAACTTTGAACATTGCCCTTGCTGGTACTGGTGTTGGTAAATCATTATTCATGTGTCATATGAGTGCAGCTGCTTTGTCACAAGGTAAAAATGTTTTGTATATTACTCTTGAAATGGCTGAAGAACGTATCGCTGAAAGGATCGATGCGAATCTAATGAATGTGCCTATCCAAGATCTGAAAGATCTTCCCAAGAAAATGTTTGATGACCGTGTAACGAAAATTAAAAACAAGATAGATGGTAAACTTATCATCAAAGAATATCCCACTGCCTCTGCTCATGCTGGTCATTTCAAAGCATTATTACAAGAACTGAAACTTAAAAGATCTTTCACTCCTGATATTATCTTTGTTGATTATCTAAACATCTGCACATCACAAAGATTCCGTGCAGGTTCGAGTGCAAACTCTTATACTATTATCAAAAGTATTGCTGAAGAACTTCGTGGTCTCGCAGTTGAGCACGATCTTCCGATTGTATCAGCTACTCAAACAACAAGGTCTGGTTATGGTAGCAGTGATGTTGACCTTACAGATACTTCCGAATCGTTTGGTCTACCAGCAACTGCTGACTTAATGTTTGCTCTGATCAGTACTGAAGAACTCGAAGCACAACAGCAGATGATGGTCAAACAATTGAAAAACAGATATTCAGATCCTACATCAAACAAGAGATTTATGGTCGGTGTTGATAGATCTAAGATGCGTTTGTTTGATTTGGCAGATTCGGTACAAAAACAAATTACAGACAGTGGACAGGACGATGGTCCAGTTTTCGATAACTCATCATTCGGAACTAAGTTTGCTGGTAAGTTCGAGGAATTTAAACTATAAATAACATATAATATATGAAAGAAACAATAATGACTGCCCTAGTCGGAATTTTAGGGCTAATTGGGATTCTAGGTTTCGCTTATGGCGAGGTAGAATATAAAGGATATGGTGATGTGCATGGTTGCTGGGGTGAATGTTACGAAGAATATGTTCGTGTAAATGGTACATTCACAGAGCAACTCGAAGCTAAAAGGATTGCAATGCAATCAGAAACACCTGCTGATAGAGGTGCAAAGGTATATGTCAATTGTGCTGCATGTCACGGAGTAAACGGTGAAGGTGGTTTTGGTCCAGCTTTAATCGGAAGCACTTCAATCGTCAAGATGCTGACTCAGTATAAAAATGGCGAAACAAGAGGTGCACAATCAGCACTTATGTGGGGACAAGCTGCAAGTCTCTCACAACAAGATATGGAAGATTTGCAGGCATATATATCTGGGATGTAAATATGAAATATAATCCAGAAACAAATAGATACGAAGAAGATTTATCTAATACCAGTAACTGTATAACACATCAAGAAATAGCCAGAGTATTACATGCAAATGGCGATGATTATAAGATGGGTACACTTGTATACGGAACATATGAAGAAATAGAAGCATGGTGTGAAAAAAATGATATGTGGGTTGATAGATACCTAGACCATGTAAACCCATCTACTATTTACAATATAGGAGAATGGGTGGGCACAGGAATAAGAAATCCTTATTCTGTTAGTGTCCCATACGATTATAGAGAAAACAGAGCGATGGGTACATTTAATACTCGTGGCGTAAATTTGGAGAAATGGTAAAATGAAAGCATTACAATTTATTAAAGACAGACTAACTGAGAGAACATCTTGGGATGGTATAGTCTTAATCATTGCAGGAATCGCATTCTTAGTCTTAAAACCTATCGCAAATCTTATGGCATTATTTGCTATCGGATATGGCGCATGGACAATTTATAAGAAAGAAGACTAATGATCAGAGTCTATGCATTTTTGGCTATCTTCGGAGTTGTCGGTGCAATCCTATTTGGTGCATATTGGGAATATAAAGATATGCAAAATAGAATTGATACACTAAGAGAAAACAATGCGAAGTTAGAACAAGTTTCACAGGCAAACGCTGAAGCACTCGCAAAAGCAACTGCCTTTGCTGCACAAATGGAACAGCAAAATATACAATTAACATCAAGTCTTCAGGAAGCAGAGAAATATAAAGACGAGTTATTGGGTAGATTTCAAAGACACGATCTATCATTATTGTCTCTGAAAAAACCTGGATTAATAGAACGGAGAGTAAACAATGCAACTAAGAAAGTATTCGATGATATCGAGCGTCTTACTGCTATCGATTCTGATTAGTGGTTGTGCTTTACTGAGATCTCCTGAAGATCGTGTAGTGGTACAAAGTGAATTTATTGAAAAGAAAATACCAATACAAGCTAATCCAAAACCAGTAACTCTTGGTGATGCAAAATATTATGTAGTTACTGAAGAAAACTGGGATGAGTTTATTGAAACCTACAAAAAAGAGAACGGAGAGCCATGGGTGTTCTATGCGATGTCTGTTCGTGGGTATGAAACAATGGCTCTAAATGTTGCTGAAGTCGCAAGATATTTACAGCAACAAAAACAAATAATCATTTACTATGAGAACGCTATCACTGGAGACAATAAGGTCGCACCAGTGTTCGGTGAAGAGGAAAAGAAAGAGGAGAAAAAATAAATGGTAGATATGATTATCACACAAGCACTTAATTTTTGGCAGTTTACTGTTGTCGGTATTCTGATCATAATTGGGTTCGTAGTAAATATGTTTGGCGTAGACCAAGAAGAACCACTGGTAAATCTCTCATATAAAGAGATGCCAGATATGAAACCTATCACTATCCCAACTGCTGGGAAAGGATTTTGGGGAGCAATCTGGATGTGGATTACTGGTGTCAGAACTTGGCAAATCTCTAAAGACTGGAATTTTTCAGTGAATGGAGAAAACTATGTCATTCCTAAAGGATTTGTATTTGATGGTGCATCTGTACCCAAGTTTCTAGCATCATGGCTCTCACCTGTGGGTGTATTGCTTATTGGTGGATTGGTACACGATTATGCCTACAAATATACTGTGCTCTTGAAAAAGGGTAAGAAGTCTACTTCTGCTCCAATGACTCAAAACGAAGCTGATCAACTGTTTCGTGATATCAATATTGAACAAAACGGATTTCATCTATTGAACAATCTTGCATATTGGGCATTGGTACTTGCTGGATTCATGGCGTGGAACAAGCACAGAAAAGCTAACTGTCAAGCTATCGAAAAGTAGTTTCGCTATAAATATCTCCAGAGGAGATTAACATGAGTGAAACATCACACCATCCAGCCGATACTAACGGCGATGGCAAAGTAAGTAAAGAAGAAGAACAAATGTACCTCGAGTTTAGACGTAAACAACTCGAGGATGAAGATGCAATGAGAGATGCCCAGCGTAAGATGGCATGGTACTCTCTCGCAGGAATGCTTTTATATCCTGCAGCTGTGGTTGCAGCCAATCTGATCGGTCTTGATCAGGCTGCAAAGATCCTCGGTGATATGGCATCGGTATATTTTGTTTCTGTTGCTGCAATCGTTGCAGCTTTCTTTGGTTCACAAGCCATAAAAAAGTAGCAAATTAGACAAAAAAACGCTTGACATTTTACGCATTATGAGGCATAATGTACATTATGGATGCACTACTTGATCACATAGACCGCCTTAACGAAGGTCGCGTCTTCAAAATACCATCAACTGCTTCTTATTGGCGACACAAAGGTGTCGAAACTATTGATCAGTTTGCTCGGCATAATCTTGAAAAAGAGTTTGCTGATGCGTGGTTAGGATGCTACGGTG